TTGCTTCGGCTGCTGCTGCTAAATTACCAGCTTCTTCAGCACCTATTTTTAGTGTATAAGTTAGTTTTGTCATACTAACTAAAGTTTCACCACTAAATTCTGTTATAAAACCAAATTGTTTATTTAATTCAGTTATATTACCTAATACTTTTGTTGCTGTAATTCCAAATTGGTAATTATTTGTTGTAGCTGTTTGAATATTTCTAGAGAATTGCATAGATTCTCTTTGAGTCATCATCATTGACCTACCTAATTCATTAGTTTGTTTATCGGCTTCCATTAAGCCTTTAACTAATTCAGCTATAATAGTTACTGGGCCTAAAGCTTTCATTAATGATTTAGCCATTGTGCCAATCATTTTATTTGCTACTTTAAATTTATCTCCAATTCCACCTGAGGCTTTTCCTGCTTTAAGACTTTGATTAGCTAAATCTGCTGCTTTATCTCTTCCTGCCCCTATAGCGTCATCTAATCCTAACTTTTTTCCAATATCTCCTGCACCTAGTTTATCTAAAATACCACCTAATCCTTCAGTTGCTTTACCCGCAATTCCCATATTATCATCTATTCTTTGGGCAAAGGATTCTATTTCACTATATTCTGCTTTTTGGTCTTCTAATGCTTGGAGTTGGTCATTGTAAAGGCTTAATAATTCTGCTGATTCTTCATTTGCGTAAGAAATGCTGGTTACTAAAGCATCAGCTAAATTAACTTGACCATTTTTTATTGCTAATTGTTGCTCTTCAGTAAATAGTAATTCTCCACTTTTATCTCTAGCTACACCTATAGCTTGTTCTAATTCAATTTGGAGATCTTTTTCTTTACTTTTTAGTTTACCAAAATCTTTTTGTAGATCATTTAAAGTTTTTTGACCTGTTACTACATCCTCTATTTGGGCATTTATAGTCCTTGTAACACTAGCAATTCCCCTAAAAGCAGCTGAAGTTGCTGTAGCTTGTATGGAAGAATCAAATACTGCTTTAGCAAAACCACGAGCTTCATCAGCAAGATTCCTTTGTTCGAAAAGAATTTCACTTAAAGTTTGCCTAATTTCAGCTTGAGATTTTTGAGCTTCTTTTAAATTATCTTTAAATTCACCCGCAGCCTTAGCTTGGTCTTTCATATCAGCCATTAGTAATTATTTTATTATAAATATTAAAAAAAGCAACTATTTGTAACTGCTTTTATTTTGGTATGGCTTAGAAGCATTTTTAAATGCGGGTGCATTAACTTTACCATCTTCCCCTACTAATGAAGTTTTACCTGAAGTTTGTGCTGCTTTTTGTGCTTTATTTTTTTCTTCATAAAAGTCAGATATTTGTTTAAAAGTAAACTTACGTAACCATACTGGCATATTGTATACCGTATGATAATCGTATCCACCTTTACCATGAAATAATATAGAATGTATTTGGGTAAATAACCCAACTCTAAATTGAGGTGCTATTTTAGAGCTCAGGCCAAAAAAAGCTTATCCCTATTGGGATAGCTACCTCCTCTCCTTCTTCATCAATATAACGAAGATTTACATCAGGTTGGGTATCTCTAAGATGTTTTCTTAGAGCTTTAGAATCAATTGCTAATAAATAATTATCTACAAATTCTCTTATTTCTTTAACTCCATCTTCACCATTAACAGAAGTAATAATATACTTTAATCTAGTACTTAATTCTGGGGATGAGTTTTTATTAATTTTCTTTAATCCTTCTAATTCTCTATCTATTTTACTTTCATCCCCTCCAGTTAAAATTTTATAAGTAATTGGAGTACTAGTATAAGGGAGTGTAAATGAAAATTCATTTTTACCTTTTATAATTAAAGATTCATCAAATTCTTTATTTTCTAATTTACTTAAATCTACAGTTTTTTCTTCTCCTCTATAAGTAAATTTATATTCTGCTCCATACCCTAATATACGAGTAGCAATTAAAACTGCATTTTTATCTCCTAAAATTAAGTCTTTTACTGTTGCCCCTTCAGTTAAAATTACAGATTCTAATAATTTATCTAATACTGTGCCTTTTTCGATATAAGATTGGTTAGTTAAAATATCTTCTTCCTTAGCAGTCATATATTTAATTTCTATCTTACCACTAGATAAGGGATTATCTTCAGGATACACTAATCCTTTAGAGGGTAATTCTACTTCTTCACTTGGGAATTTAAATTCAGCCATAATCTTTATTTAGTTAAAACGTTTTTTACATTAATACATATTAACATAAAAAAAAAGCTTGGCAAAGCCAAGCAATTTTTTAAATTAAGGAGTAAGTAAAATTTTTAGAAATTTAATACACAATAATCTGGTTGTACAGTCATTGTAATTTCTTGAGCAGCATTTTCAGTATCCCAATTAAAGTCTCCAAATGAAGCCTCTGTAATTAAAGCACCTTTGATAATCCATTCTGAAACGATATCACCTACAGGTCCTAGTACATTAATTGTAAGATCTTTTTTATAGAAATCACTATAACCATCTCTACCAGTTACTGATTCATGGTGTAATCTAACCCATTCCATTACTGATTGTGCACCAGATGGTGTAATTGGGTCAAATAATGTAAACTGGATAGTCCCCCAAGTTGTTTTTCCTTTTACAAAACGTTGAACGTTAATATGATTTAAGGGTACTGTTCCTTGTGATACATTTACAGCTCCAACTCCCTTCATGATATAAGCGGGAAATCCGTCTACAAAGCATATAAATCTATTTTGCTGCTTTGGTTCAAATGCTGTGAAAAATATTTCGTTTGGGTTTAATACTGCCATTTTATTTTTTTATTTTATTATAAATATCTATCTTTTTTCTTTTTATGCTGGAAATGTTGCTCCAGTTGGTAACACATTAAAATCTAGTATGATAAATTCAGCTGTTTTAGTTGGTTGTAAGAAAATTTGTCCAATTAACTCATTTCTGTCTATTACATCTGGTGTGTTATTGCTCTCATCCATTACTACTTTAAAGGCATATAATCCTTGACGTTGCTGAACACTTTCTAAATATGGATTTACTTGTGTTAAGAAATTTTGTCTAGTTGCAATTGTATTTTGTTCAAATACTAAATTATCTGCAATTTGAGAAATATATCCTTTTAAAGCAATTAATAATCTACGTACATTTACTCTATCTAATGCCGAAGCAGCTTTTTGTAATGTTTTTTGACCAAATACTACAACTCCTTGTTGTGGGAAGGTTGCAATTGGGTTAACATTAGCTTCATATAAAGTATCTCTATTTGTAGATGTTAATTTTCTTTCAGCTCTTACTACATTTAAACCTCCTCTAGTAATACCTGCGGGAGCAAACCAGGGATCACTTGAAGCATCTGTAAAGGCATATACTCCTGGTATCATGGTTGAAGCTGGAACAAATACTAATAATCCTGTGTTAGGATCAACTGTTTGTAACCAAGGCCAATAAGCAGCAGCATAACTTGTGTTTGGGCCTGTAGCTTGGGACGTAACAGTGGTTATTGGTGTATTATAAGGGACTAAATCCATTACATAAATTGAATCTCCTCTAGAAATAGTATTATTTTTAACAGCATTAACCTGAGTTCCATAATTCTCTAAATATAAACCTGGGGTGGAAATTACATTATATTGATAATCATCTTGATTTGCTAATAAAGCAATAGCATCATCATAATCTGTTCCTATTAACCCTTGTGTATTTATATTATCAATATTTTGATAAAAATTAGCAGGGTATCCTGTTGGTATATTTGAACCTACAGCTGAATCAAAAGATCCTGAAGATATAGAAGGTAAAGATCCTGTAAATTCATTTTTTGCTGTTCCATCATTATTAAAGAAATGAGGAGTATTGAAATTTACCTGTTTTACTCTTATGTAACTAGAGATATTAGGGTAAGATCCTGATTCTTGTAAGAAAGTATCTGCCCCTTGTGTTACTAATGTACTAGATAAATCACCAATTGCTCTTGAAATGTAATTTGAAGCAAAAGGATCTAAAGAAATATTATTATATGATTCTAGAAATACCTTTTGATTATTATTATCATTACCTCTTCTAACAGCTAAAGAAAATACACCTGAACCTGTGTTTACACTAGTAATTTCCCATCTAATGTTATCGGCAGAACCTGATTCTAAAGCTCCTCTAGTAGTTTCAGTTATACCGGAATTCATTATTTCACCTTCAGAAATAGTTTCTAATACGAAAGGAGAGACACCTGAAGTTGGTCCTCCTGAACCTGTTGGGATTAGAGTACTAGTAGCTGGTGTCCAATTTGCGGACGAAGAAACTACACGAGTTACTAATAATGATTCACCACCTTGTTGGAAATAATTATTAGCTGAAATTGAAGTTAAATAAGTATAATCAGATGAACCACTTTCTAAAGAACCTCCAAAAATTGCTTGGAATGAACTAAAAGAACTAACATATGTAGGTTGTTCAACTGGGCCTTTTACTGTTGGACCAATAATAGCCGCACCTGGGGTTAATGGTGGAGATGTTATTAAGCTTTGATCGTTTTCTCTTGCTAATACTCCTGGAGATATTAATGTTTCTGCCATTTTAAATATGTTATTTTAATAATGTTTTATTATAAATATTAGAAGAGAGTTCAAAAAATTATTTTGTTAAGGTAAATTCTCCTGTTTTTAAATCAATATTACCCTCCCCATATTTCTTTTGTAAAAGTTTAGCAGTATTGTTAGATTCTTCTTGTAGATTAGTAAATTTATCTAAAATATCATTTCTTTTTCCTTCCATTAATGCAAATTGAAGATTTAAATTACCTAATTCCCAAATTATTTCGGTTTGTTTTGTTTGGTAACTATTTAATTCTTTTAATTCTTTTTTAGTTAGTTTAATTTTTTTACTCATAATTTTAATTTTTATTTTTGTTATATATTATAACATACAAAATATTTATAAGTTTTCCACGTAATTTTAAATTTTTCTTACCTAACAATTAAAAGCCTTCTAGGAAAAGGAGGGTTATCTTCATCCATTGTTTCTAAATCAAGACCCCATGCTCCTAACCAACCACTTATTACATCTGCAGGTCCTGCTGAACCCAATGCAGTTGTTCCTATTCGAATAGTATGTGAAACATCATCAAAACCATAATTATAATATGACAGCATATTAGACGACCAACCAAAAGTATCTGTTGAACCTTGATTTCCTCTTAGGTAATTTCCCTGAGCGGTTGTTGGGGTATTTGTTAGGCCAACATTAACAAGAAATTCAGTAAACCCTGTATATCTTACTCCTGATGTTACGTCTCTAGAAGCTCCTCCTATATTTGCCCCAAGTAATAACCTTTTTTGGGATTCGGCTAAAGTAATATTAATACCTAGAGTATCTGATCTCCCATCGGAAACAAAAGGTGTTTGTATTATATCTTCTGTCGAAGTAAAATCTAACACTAATTCATTAGCAGTACTTATATTTTGATTACTAGCCCCTTCATTTGATGATTTAAAAACCCTACACCCATCTTTTAATTCAATAAAAGCCATAAAATGAGAACCCAAAGTAGGAGTACCACCATCTACATCTGCACCACCTTGATTATTTGCAGTTCCATCTCCTCTATAACAGAACATATCTACTTCAGTGCCCGTAGTGGCTTCTATTATATTTGTAAAAAGGGAACCATTTTCATCATTACTACTATTTCTATAATACGAATATGCTTTAGTTGTATCATCTTTTGTACCATCAATTCTAAACCCACCCCATCTTTGAGTTCTACTATTACCAAAACCTTCAAAGAAGTATGAGCCAAAACATAAATATCTTTTATCATCCCCTCCGTTAAGAGTAACAGTATTAGATGAAAAAGATATATTACTCCCTGCTAAAGATTCTGTAAATCCTACGACTTGGTTAGGGGTAGTACCTCCATAAAGTGCATTACTAGTTGATTCAAATATAGCAGCATCATTAAAATAAAGAGAAACAACTTCTATCCCACATATTTGTAAACCTCCGGTAACTACATCAACATCTCTTTTCCATTGAAATTCATAACTACCTAATGCTGTAGGGTTTAATTCTAAGGCCATTGTTCTTACATATGATCTATCTGAGGATGTGTTGTTTCTGCTAAAACCTCCTGTTTGGGATGAGGTAAAATTACCCCCAGATGTAGTTTTATTAAATCTTGCTTGGGGTTGAAATCTACCATTAGATGTACTTTCAAATTCAAAATAACCTATAAAAAGATACCCATCAGCTAAACCTGTTGATGGGAGTGTTATTTTACTTTCAAAATTACTCCAAGTATAAAAAGTACTAGAATTCTCTTGTGGTGTTGCTCCAAAAATACTTGCAGGTGATGAATAAGAAGTTGTTGGAAATGTATTTTGAATGGGGGATTCATTTGATATTCTAAATACTTCGTAAGCCATATTTTAATATTAATTATTGGGGAATACAAGTGATACTTATGTCTAAATTAGTAAGTGCTGTAGCTGCTGATGTTGTTAATGCTATCCATCGGTTTGCTGCAATATTAGCGGTATTTATAGTAAAAGACTCCCCTGTTGTACTTGTAGCTGCTTGATCGGATGTAAAAGTTTGAACTGTAAGAGACGTTCTGCTTGAACCTGATTTTACATTAAAAGAAACTGAAGGGCTTGTTCCTGAAACAGCAGTGTGAATACTAGATATTGTAATCGCTTCTGTAGTATACCATAATAATATATTTTCTGAAGCACCTATGGTTTCTACAGATAAGGCTTTTACTAATTTTAAAGAATTTAAAGCATTTGCTGGTAGTATTGCATCGACGTTTCCTGATGTTACTGTTCCTAGTGTTGTTAATGAGCTATCGCCTGGGTAAGCTGTTGCATCTGATAAGTTGAATGCTGGGGTTGCGTCTGTCCCTCCTAAAGATAATTGTACTCCTCCGTAACTTACTGTGCTATTGCTTAATTTACTGTTAGTAATACTCCCTGCAAGTTGAGCGTTAGTTATAGTTCCTACTAAAGCAGATGTTGGGTAATTTGTTGCGTCTGATAAATCAAATGCTGGTGTTGCGTCTGTTCCTCCTAAATCCAATGATACTCCACCAAAACTAACACTATCATTTACAAGTTTTGAATTTGCAATTGAACCAGCAAGTTGTGAATTAGTTATAGTTCCTACTAAAGCAGATGTTGGGTAATTTGTTGCGTCTGATAAGTCGAAAGCAGGAGTTGCGTCTGTTCCTCCTAAAGATAATTGTATCCCACCATAGCTTACTGTGCTGTTAGTTAATGCAGTGTTGGCTATGTTTGCAAGAGTACCGCCTAATGTGATAGTTCCTGTTGTTGTAATAGGACCACCTGTTAAAGTTAAGCCGTTTACACTTCCTGCTGTAGCTACACTAGTTACTGTACCAGATCCTCCTGCTGCTACCCAATTAACTCCTGTACCTGTACTAGATAATAATTGTCCTGCTGTACCTGCATCAGTGTTAGCATCATATAAAATGCCGGTAAATCTTGCTGGCCCACTAAATGTTTTATTTCCACTAATAGTTTGTGTAGAAGTTAAATCTACAGCCCCAATATCACTTATTAATTGTGTACCTGTTCTGTATTCTACTGTTCCACTATCACTTACTAGAAACTTATCCGTATCAGTAATAGCATTATCAATAAGTCCAATATCTAGAGCACTATTTTTAATTCTTACAGATGTATTGACATTATCAATTTCTATATGTGTATCATTAGAGAATCCTGTAGAATCTCCTATCTTTATAAGCATGTCACCTCCAGACTTGTCGTATACAAAGAAAGGTTCTCCAAATATCTCATCTGAAATAATAAAAGTTTCGTTAGTATTGTTAGCTTTTAAATCAAATGATGTTGATGTAGTACTTAAGGTGATTCTTCCGGATGATGTACCGTCAATAGTTAGTGTAGGGGAGGTTGGGTTGTCGTTGTATGTTAAAGCACTAGAGTATTCAAAATCTGTTGTACCATTCATGAATGGTATTTGATTATCACTTCCTAATGTTAGGGTTTGTGTTGAATAAGTAGATGAATCTATTGTTAACTCTCCTGCAGTTTGTTTTACAAACCCATTACCTAATTGAGGGAGTTTTATTACACCTTCACTTGGACTTACAGTTAGGTAAGTATCAGAAGAATCTCCTATATTTATTTCTAGATCTGATTCTAGCTGTACTTCGGTTGTACCGAATACTCTTGTAGTTCCTGTTGTGTTTGCAGTGATTATTGAGTTATCAACGAATCCTGGGTTAAATGTTAATGTTGTTCCGTCGTAAGTTAATGCAGTAGTTCCTTCTATAGTATTTGCATCAGTAAATATTGCAAGTTGGTTATTTACAGGAGTACCTGAAGTGTCTACCCCTCCAATATCTGAGAGTAGTTGGTTTCCTGTTCGAGATTTGATTTCTCCATTATCTGAAACTAGGAATGAATTATAGTCAGCAGTTCCTGCAGTTATGGAGTTAATTGTTAAAGTATTAAGGTTAGCGTTAGAACCACTAACTATCAGTTTTTTCCAATTAGGCATATGTCTTTAGATTATGGTTGGTTACAGGTTTGCCTGCCCACTTCCCTTTCGGGCCAATAATTTTAGTATAAATATTTAATTTTTTTCTTTTTTATGCTCTTCAACACCCTTTATTTTTTGGTCTAATTTTACTTGTATAGTACCAATAAATATAGCATCAATACCTGTAATTGGGATAAAGTCAGTTGATTTTCTAAGAGCTTTTAATTCCCTTAAAGATAAGTTTGTTAAATTATAGGACATAATATTTATTTTTTATCCCTTAATAATACGAAGTTTTTTTGGAGTTTCAAAGTTAAATTATAAAGTATCTCTACATATTCCCCTTTAAATAAACCATTTTTAATAGTTACTAAAAGGAATTCTAGTTCTTCTTTATCTAATTCAATATTTATTTTTTGGGATTTCGAAGGGGAGGTATCTTTTTTTACAGTTTTTCCCTTTATTTGTATGTTAGCCGCTTTTAAACCCATAAAACTTTTAAATATTTTTTGAAACAATTTATAAAAATATAATTAAGAATAAATCCAAATTTCTTCGTCAGTGCCAACAAATATATTTCCATTTTTCTTATACCTTGCATTTACAGCATCTGGGTCAGTACCTCCTAAAGATACAGCAGAAAGAAAAGCATCAGGTATATATGATGTATTTGTAGCATCAAATGAACTTGTTAACCCCCAACGAGTTGTAGCTGAATCATAAGCAAATAATTCCCCAATATTTTGGGTTCCTTGTTGTACTACAATACCACCATCCCCAGTTGTATTTGAACCAGATGCAAATAGTACAAATCTATCAGCTACTAATAATTCTTGTGTAGATTGAAAAGAGGCTGTACCTTGTACTGTTAAATCCCCCCCTATAGTTACATCATTAGTAAATGTTCTATCCCCATCAATTGTATCTGATAAATCTATAGTATAAGAAGGAGCACTACCTAATGCTTGAGAAGTTGTTCCTGTAATATCAATAGCATTATTTGTACCATTAACTGTAATTGTAGTATCACCTTCTACTGCTGTCCCAGCACTTGAACCGTAATCTACACTAAATTCACCATTTGTAGCTGTTAAACCCGTACCTGCTTGTGCAGAGGCAAGATCGGCAAGTGATTCTTTTTTAGTAACATTATCCGTTGCATCTAAAAAGGCTATACTATCATTTGCTACACTAACGGTAGCTGATGCTAGATCATTAAAATTTAAACTTAAATCAACAGTTGGTCCTGATCCGTTTGTTACTTCTATACCACCATTTGTAGCATTTTGGATTAATGAGATGTCTCCTGCAGACCCTGCAGCCCATTCTACAATACCCCCCGCTGAAACTGTTAATATTTCACCTGTACTACCTATCCCTAACTTAGCTAAAGTGTTAGTTGCTGAAGCATATATAATATCACCAGTGGTATAACTTGTTAAACCTGTACCCCCTCTTGTTGTAGTTAATGTTCCTGTAGTACCTGCTACTATTGGTAAACCAGTTGCATCTTGTAAATCAAAAGCGGGTGTTGCGTCACCTATCCCTAGTTCTAGAGTAACACCACCTACATCCATTGTTCCATTACTGCTTAATTGGCCATTTGTTACATTTGCTAAAGCACCTCCTAAAGTTACAGTACCTGTTGTTGTAATTCCATTTACGGGTGTTGTGGTAAGTGTAATTCCATTAACAGTACCTGTAGCATCTACTTCAGTTACTGTTCCACCTGAACCAACTGCAGAAATTTCTATACTACCTGCGGTATTTGATATTGTAACACCCGTACCTTGAGTAAGGGTTGATAATACTGGATCTCCTCCTGTAGAACCTATCACTAATTGACCATTAGTAGCTTGACCTAAGGCTGTAATTGCCCCTGTTCCACTACCTAATAATACCCCCCCATCGGTCAATGAATTAACTCCCGTACCTCCGTTTGGCACTGTTAATGCTGTATCTAAAGTTAGTGAACTTAATTCTGCTGATGAGCCTGATACTATTATTTTTTTCCAGTCTGCCATAATTTATTTATATTTAATTTATTATACATATATTTAAAGTTATATTCCTACCCAAAAACTATTGGAATTAAATATAATTCCTCCTTCTATTGCTAGGGGTTTTGAACTAAATTCTAATAATTGCAAAATTCCTTTATTATCAACCTTAATTCCTGTATTTGTGTTGCTATTTTTAATTAACATTAAATCACTACTATTAGTACTATTTATTTCAAACCTTACATCATTAAAAGATCCTTCTCCTATAATTAAATTTTCTCCATCAAATCTTAATCTAGATTCACCATTAATTATATTAGGATTTCCAGTTGCGGTTAATATATAATTATTTACATTATTATCTATAGTTATCCCACCCCCATTACTACCTGTAACATTAGTAGCATAGGCTCCAACTTTTAAGGAATCAACAAATCTTACATTATTAGCCATGTATATTTTAAGTTTTTAATTCAGTACCAGGTTCATTTTTCATTATGGCTTTCCCAGGGTCTATATCGGAAATATTAGCTAAATTACCATTATCTTCTCTTTGTCTTCTAGTCCTACCATCTTTAGTTTTTGTTACATTTACATCAAATATATCTGAGTTTGATGTTGTTTCCATTTGTATTATAAATTTAGATTTAGAGTTATACTTACTTATAGAATTTAGGTCTTTTTGTATTGTATCAGGAATTATATATCCTCTTAATCTTATATTAAATGTTCCTTTTACTAATCTATCTCTACCTGCAGTTAATTCAGTTGCGGTTGTAAAACTATCTATAAATGCCCTAAATTTAAATCTTTCAGGATTACCCCAATAGGCATCTGAAGCGTATTCACAAGACTCAATAATCTTATTAAGTTGTTCCATGTAATAGGTTTGAACTATTACACTATACTCTAAAGTAACAAAATCAGGAACAGCAACTGCATAAAATTGTTTTGTAGGGATTTTATTATTTATAGCAGCAAAATTACTATAAAAGTTTTTTGGATTATAAGAACGTTGGAAACTTCCATATAAATTAGGACCATTTGAATCTAATTTATTGTATACTGTTCTATCTTTAGCAATGGTATCTCTTTTAACTACAATAATAGGCATCATTATTGCCCCTTTTTTATCTCTATAATACCCATCTTTTTGGAATGATTTCCACCTTTCAGGAGAACCATAAATTACAGGAACTTCTCTTCTTTCACCATTTTGGTAAACAAAAGGTTTAATCTCGTTTTGGAAATAGTAAAATATAGCTTCATCTAAATCTTGAAGACCAATTGAAAATGGTTTTGTATTATCCTCTTTCCATGATAATTTTTCAGATCTATTAAAGGGAACCCCAGTTTGATCTTCATTTATAGGTGAGGGAATATTAGGATTACCGTATCTTTCAGAAGTAGGACGTTGTTGGGTAATACTAATTTCTTTTTGTGTTTTAGGTATTGGTTTTCTTATCTTAGCCATATAATTATAAATATTGTCTATACTCCATGGATAAAGACCAGTTATCGCTTATAGTTAAAGTTTGATTAAATTTATTACACTTCCTCATAGCTAGAACCTTTCTTTATATGGTGAAATTGCAACTTTATCACTTGGGATGTAATAAGTAGAAACTAATACTGATAAGTTAGTTCCGAATAATTGTAAATTAGGGTTTAAGGGATTAGGGGTCCCATCTGAACTATTATTTGGGTAATCGGGATTTTTACCTCCCCAATATTGATTAGCAACAGTACTTTGTACTCCATAGTACCCTTCTTGATATAAAACTATATCACCTACATCAGGTATAACATTAGCATCAAACAAATCATCTCTTAAAAAGTAAAAATCAATTGATTGTTGAAATTGTATCCCTTCTGAATCTTCAGGATATTCTTGTGCTGATCTATTAATTAACACGTTAAATAAAAAGGGACCGTTATAAAATTTTTCAGCAGCAGCTTCACCATATATATTAACTTTAGTTTCTTCAAGTTTATATTGATAAAAAGAACATTGTTGGGTAATAACATTACCCATAACTTCTCGGTTTAAATTTCTTACTAGAGATACATCTCTACATCTGGTAAACATTGCTGCCATATTAACCTATATAAATTACTCTGGGGACTTGATCTAATTCTTTTAATACTGCGTCTGATTCTCTTAATTTTCTTTCTAATAAAGAGGCACGAGAATTTTCATCAAAATATGCTCTTAACCTTTCTAATAAAGCAGTTTTTTCTGCTGTAGCCGCTGCTAATAAATCAGCTTGATTTAAAGTCATTTCAGCATTTGGGATAGGCACAGTACTATATTTACCTCTAACATACCCTAAAATTTCTTTACATATAGCTAAAGTATATTCAAAAATCCACTGTCTCCCTACTGAGTTTATTAGTGAGTATTTTGGGTTTTGGTATGGTATATTAGAGACATTTGTTATTTTATCCTCAGCACATATTAAACTACTTTCTATTCTTTCATCTGTTTTAATATATTCAAACCATAAATTACCACAGTTAGTATTTAACCCACTATCATAATAGGGTTCAGGTATAGGAAAAATTCTAATTACATTATTATGTATTTCAAAGCTATAGTTAGATAATCTAACCATTTGGTTCATTTCAATAGATTGGATTACTTGCATGTCATAATTAAGGGGCATCATAAGATAACCCATTCCTCCTCCAAATCCACCCATTTCCATTAATCCTGCGGCTGCAACACCTCCAAATCCAAAACCATTATAAGGATCCAAATACCTTGCAGATGCAGGTACAGGTTCTTTATAAAAAACTCTTTTAATCTCTATACTACTAGTTATATTTTGTTCCTTAGCCCAAACTTTTAAATCATAATCTTGAACACTAGAAGATAAAGGAATAGATCCCTTATACCATGTAACATTGCCTCCAACACCCGCTTCTTCTCCATATTGTTGGGATAACCTAATTATAGTTTCTAAATTAGGAGTTACTATAACTTCAGATAAATCTATATTATCATATGGTAATCCTGTAAGGTCTAATATATTTTCTCTAATTAAATATGCATATAATTCATTACCATAAGTTGTTATTGCTTCTTCAAAAGCTGTAAAAATAGATCCTGATTGGAGCTCTACATCCATTAAAGGGTAACCTAAACGAGTAGTTATAAATCTTGATACTTTAATACAATCTTGTTGGAATTCAATATCATTATTATAAAACCCAAAAGCTGTTGCATTAGGGTTCCAAGTGGGGTTACCATCATAAATTGGAATATTCATATTCTGTTTATTTTTATTATAAATATGAAAAAAAAGACCTCAATTTGAGGCCTTAAGTTTTATTTTATTTAAGATAAAATTTTATCCATTAAATACCATTAAATAAGATGATCCTGTAGCATTACCTGCTCCACTTCCTGAAAGCCATAATGAACCAGTTACTAAAGGTTCAGTTGTTGGTAAATCAGAAATTAATACTTTAGTTTGATGGGAATCAGAACTTGTAATAAATATAGCATATCCACCTACATTATCGTAATCTATAATTAAAGACGATGCAGAGATTGAATTTACTACATCTAATGATCCTGATACTACTAATGAACCAGTTACTGCATGTGACCCAGTAAAATGTCTAAAGTTATTATCTAATTCTTCGATAGTTAAAGCTGAACCCTTACCTGGATTTAAACCTGAACCTGTTCTATACGTTAATGCCATTTTTTATTAAATTTATTTTGTTATAAATATTAAGAAGAACCTACAAGGTACTCTATCTTAACATCTGCGTTATTTGCTTTTGCTTTAATACTATATAATGATGAGAATGATGAATAATATTGAATATCTACATATCCGTCTACCACATAATCGTAATAATTACTACTTTCAAATTGTGCATTTGATAACATCATTGATTTTCCCGGATCAATCTTAAATACACCTTCATCACCTGATCCCATATTATCTGTGTTAGGGGATTGAGCATCTGGGCTATCTTGGATTAGGTATAATGATAAGTAATTAGTGCAATCTAAATTAGTAAATCTTAAATATTTAACAGTATCTCTTACGAATGAACCAGCTACTTGAGATGCTTCATCATCTACAAATCTTAAAATCTCAACTCCAGTATTTTTCCAATTTGATGATATTGTATCAATTCTTCTTACCAATTGGTTTACACCTGGGATTTTGATGCTATTAGTTGCTACCTCTTCATTACCATTTGGTAGAGTAATACTTTCTTTTATAAATACCTCTAACGATCCAGTAGGAGTACACAATGCCATAATTTTATTTTGTTATAAATATGAAATTAATTCTTACTATTATAAATATATGAACCAGAAGTAGTAATACTTACTCCTTTATCAACTGCTTCATTATAATAATCTAGTAAAGCTTCAACTATTTCATTTCTATGGTTAGTAGTTAATGTAATTGCTTCTAAATTTTTAATTTTTCTAGCAGCTATATATAAAAATTTAAACCCAGAATCTGATTTCTTTTTAAGATCTGTTTGATGGGCATCACCACATATCATCATTTTACTTCTTAAACCAATACGAGACGTAATCATTTCCATTTGTTCATGAGTAACATTTTGTGCTTCATCAACAATAATCATTGAATCCATAAATGTTCTACCTCTCATAAATGATACAGGTACAATTTCTATTTTACCATCATTTATTAGTTTTTCAATTTTAACTTTATCATATAAAGCAAAGAAATTTTGATAAATAGGTTGAACCCAAGGATCCATTTTTTCTCTTAAATCACCAGGTAAAAATCCTATTTCTTCTTTTGATACAGTAGGTCTAGTTATTATAATTTTATCATATTGTCTTCGTAATAAACCATCTAAGGCAACATTACACGCAAGTAATGTTTTTCCACTACCTGCACCCCCCCCTAAGAGGGTAATTGTATTGTCTAGGATACGTTTTTTTGCTTCTTTTTGTTCGTCATTAAGTTGGAGTTTGAACTTAATTGGGTTTTTAGGAATTCTCTTAGGACGATAAACATCGTCCGTATGGGGTTTACTTGCCATAAATTCTTGAAATTAGGGGTTATGTAATAAGTGAATATAACCGTTGTAAATACGTTAGAAAACAATAAAATTTTAATATAGCTATATAATGAGATAAATATAGTTTGTGTATAACGCATTTTATTATACATATTAAAAGCATAAAAAAACCCGACATAAAGCCGGGTTAATTTATTAAGAAAAGTTAAATATCTAATTATAGAGTATTTAATCCTGCTACATTTATTACACCATAGAATTCAGGTCTTACCATTTTCTTAGCATATCTAGTTAATAGACCTTTTCTTGGTACGAACGTATCTGGATCGTATACAAGAGGAGTCATGATTAACGGAATGTAAGGAGCGAATACAGCACCACTTTCCAAGAACTGAGTACCACGGTATCCTAATAGGATTGTGTTAGCAGTCATGTAAGGGTTTTTGTATACTTTTTGGCGGCTATTTAAAGCACCAACTTTTTGTACACCAAATGCGTAACTTGCTTTAGCAGCATCACCATCTGTGTCTGCAGCAAATCCTGGAATAGATTCTAAGATTGTTGCTACAGTTGGGGAAACAACCATAAAGTTAGCACCACCACGTAAAGTTTTCTGGTGGATGATGTTGCTCAATTTTTGGATTTTAGTTCCAAGTGTTTGGAACCATTGTCCTTGACTATTATAGAATCCTAAATCTGATTGTACAATTCCAGCACCTGTTCCAGTGATAGCTTGATTATTTACAGCAGACCATGTTTCAGTTCCAGCAGCAGCACCTTCTATTAACATAGAAAGAATTTCTAAGTCAATTTCTAATGAAATGTACTCACTTAAGATAGAAGTTAATTCTGCTTCAGCATCTAGTGCATGGTATGCATTTAAATCCTGTGCAAATTCTGGTGTCCATACAGCTTTCAGTTTTCTAGTTTTAGCAACGATTGCAGATGATTGCATCTGAATGTTGATTTCTGGAATTACTTGTGATGGGGTTCCTTGATCGTTAAAAGTGTTTGGATTTGCGTTACCTGCTTCAAAATCACCTCTGTTATTATCAGTTGGTTGTAATTGATAATTTACAAATGTTGATGTTGGGTCAGTATAAGCTGATGCTGTTACTACAAAATTAACACTAGTACCATCGTATGATGTAAATTCTGATATTTGGTCACCAGCAACTGCTCCTAAAGAAGAAGTAGGCACTACAGAAGTAGCAGATCCAGAAAATATTTGGAATGCTTTTACACCTTCTAAATCAGCAAATGCTAAATCAGCTGCAGGTACAGAAATTGTTATATATTCAGTTCCAGCGGCTACAGAAGCAGAGTAATTAGAATTAAAATCTAATTGATCCCAAGTTGAAGCTGCAGAAGTAGAAGTTACGGCAGATTGAGAGTTTTGGATAGAATACCCGAAACGTCCTGATCCGTAAAGACCACCTGTGTTTGTGTTACCAAAAGGATCATTTCCACCTTTATCACCATATAATGAATCACCAGCTGTGAATGGAGACTTATTAGATCCATATTGGAAATCTAAAAAGAATACTAGACCAGAAGGTAAATTCATTGGTTGTACTGATACAAATTCCTGTGCAGCAATCTGTCCAAATACTTTACGTACTAATGGTAAAGCAACTCCAGCCCACTGTCCACCAACGTTTACGCCAGTTTGTGAAGTGAAAGATCCACCATTTCCTACACCACCACTAGTTTGTGATGATTCAACAACAAGTTGTTTAGCTTGGTTTTCAAGAATAAGACCCATATTATTTTTGTGGGCTCCTTCCATTCCTTCCAATAAACCTGTTTTTTCCCATTTGCTAGCTAATCTAGCCGCGTCAGACTGTAAAGACTGGTATGGGTTCGCGCTTTCTAAAAGAGAATTTAAACTCATTTTTTTAAAGTTTTTTAGGTTAAAATTAATTGTTTTTTTAAATTAATCCAGCAAGTTTACGCATACGGTTGTATACATCATTGCTTTCAATAATTGGATTTTTAGCTGATGGTCTTAGACCAGTAGCTTTAGAAGCACTACCCTTTACTCCATTAACCATTAGTTTAGCTTTTGCAGCTATTCCTTCGTTTAATGTTTCAAAGACAACTTTTGCTTCTTTTACTGAAGATGCTTTGTCAAATGCTTTAAGCACTCTAACTTTTTTATCTTCAGATAAGTTTTTCGATTTGAAAATCTTGTTTGTGTAGAGTAATTTAGCGTTAAGTAAATTAACTTCGTTTAATTCAACTGATTGTGTTGTAAGAGCTGTTTTAAGAGCTTCGATTTCATCTAATGCTTCTTTAAATCTCATTTTTTCAGTTTCAGCTTCGATTTTATCGTCTTTTTTACGATCATCACCTTCAGCTTTTTCTTTCTTAGTCATTTCATCTAATTCTACATCAACATCTACGTCTTCAACGTCTACAACGTCTACAACATCTTCTTCATCTTCCATTGCTTCATCACCTGCTTCAATTGTTCCGTCTGCTATTAAATCTTTAATAACATCCTCAATGAATCCTTTTAAGTCATCTTCTGACATCTCTTCAAGGTCAATTTCCTCGTCGTCTATGTCATCTTTCATGTCTTCTTTTTCGTCTTTCATGCCATCTTCGTAGCCTTCTTCTTCAGCATCAGTACGTTCGTCCTCTTTCAAGTCCTCTTTTTCGTCTCTCATACCATCCAAATAGCCTTCTTCTTCAGCATCTGTACGTTTGTCTTCATCTAATTCAAGTTCAGCAAGTAACTCGTCTAGGTTAATTTCATCAAGCTCTTCTTTAGCTTCATCCATGTCTTCTTTCTCTTCTTTCATATCATCTTTAGAATCCATTTCTTCTTTAACGTCTTCGTCGTAACCTTCGTCAACGTCTTCTTTGTCCATTTCTTCTAATTTTGCTGAAAGCATAGATTTTAGATGTGGTGTGAATGCTTCTTCAAGAGCAAGTTTTGCGTTTGCAATA